AAAACCAGCTTATTTGCGCCCGCAGGATATTGCGCCCAAAGGCTACCTGAAAAGCAAAGCAGGATAAAAATTAGGATATGCTTCATTTGATGTATGTTATTGTGAAAGTATCTGTTGTTTCAGCCGTATATGTCAGGGTTATTGTATTGTTGGAAATTGTATAGTATTCCTCTTGCAAAAGTAAGCCGTTTTGGTAAATCTGAATTGCATCTGCATTGGTTGGCAAAATGCCAGTTGCGGTAATTGTCGTTGTTATGCCTGTATGCTGCTCTCGATAGCTAATGCCTGTTTGAATTTGGCCAAAAGGAATTGGAAATAGCACTTCCACCATGTCGCCCACAAAAGCAGGGTAACTAAGCGTGATCACACTACCTGCCACGCTGTATGCTGTCGGGTTAATCAATTGGCCATTTTGGAAAATCACAATTTGCTCCTTGCTGGTGGGCAAATTTCCGTTGTTGGCAGTAATGGTAATTGTGTCCGTAACGTTGTCAAATCGTTGTCTAAAGAATGTGCCTGGTGGCGTATAGCTAAGTGCCGCACTAAACAGCACCTCAAAAACATCTGCTGGGTCAGCCGTGCTGTCAAGTGTAATCGTACTTCCTGAAATGGTGTAATCATCAGGGTTTAGCAGTTCGCCATTTTTGAACACCTGCACGCGATTTGGGTCAACAGGCAAAACTCCGTTATTGACGGTTACATTTAACTCATCGGTTACGTTGGTAAAATCCTCACGGAAAAACTCATCCGCGCTCGATATTGCGGTATCATCCTGCGTGATGCTTCGCAGTCGAGGCGTTCCATCCTCAAGCCCTTCGCCTTCAGGATAGTCAACTGCTGTTACCTGCGTCCAGCCTGTAGCCTGTGGGTCAATATAAAACCAAATGCCATTCGCGGAATCTAAGTACAAATCAAATTCCGCGCTCATCATTACCAATTTGCCCCAGGCATGGTCTATCACGTGATGCGCCCTGTAAAGGCTTGTGCCTTTGTTGTCGTACTGCCCATTAAATTTGCGAATCGGCGTTAATTGGCCGCGTATCACTTCAGCACATAACAGGGCCGTAAAAGGTACATAAGATCCTGAATTACCCACGCGCCAATCTTCTGCCAATACCCATGCGGCGCTGTCGTTTAATACCTGCAAATGGCCTGGACTGTTTACTCCGATGCCATCGCCTAAAAGTGTTTCATAGTCAATTGTCGCACTGTTGCCGGTGGTGTCGTTTGTTGCTTTGAAGCGGCGTATGTCGGATTGAGCGGAAAAGGTGCCTTCGTAGAGGTGTTCGACGTTCATGTTATCAGCTTGCCAATAGTAATTTGCAACAGGTGTATTAATTTGCTGACCTAAATTGTTGTAAACTGAATGCAGATAAACATCAAATACAAGATCGCCTGTGGCGGGTATGGTGTTTGTCAAAAAGCTGATTGATTCTGTATAAGATTGCAAAGAGGTCGGTACATAAAGTGCGACCTGATACCCATTTGTTGCACTTCCGCTCCAGCCCATGCCGCCGTATTGCGGCACACCATTTGCAAAAGTTACAAGCCTGTCAACGTACGCCCCAGCAACCTGAACAGTAATATTGAAAACAAACCAAAGCGGAATTTCACCAGGTGGGTTTGTAAATGTGTCCGCACCATATTCCAAAACGAAATTTACAAAAAGTTTAGCCAATCCCCCTTGTTCATCTACTGCAAATATGGTTTGCGGGTTTGTACCAATGGTGCTATTCCATTCATAACCAGGCAACAGGTTTTCAGTTGCAATATGCTTGTAATCAATTTGCACATGTTTGAGCGGTGGTAAAAAGGTAAACTTTCCGCCCGAAATCCTTACAAGGTCACTACTTGCGCTATTTTGGTCATGCGTTTTTTGGATGCTAATTGTTGCACTTGTTTGTGTGCCTGTTTTGCTATAATTGAAAAATTTTCGGTTTGTCGGGATTGCAAGCTCATTGACTTGCACAAACCAAAAAGAAGCAGAACTGTAAAGCATTCGCGCTCCCCATGCTTTGCAAATGATTTCAAGCACCTGAAAGCAGTTAAGCCATTTGTAATTGCCTTTGGTGTCTTTGGTGTAAAAAGCCCGCTCAGGTACACGCGTGACAAATAACGGGTCTATAGTATTTGCGTAGGTGTATTGTTCAGCGTGCCAATTTACAAGCGTTTTTAAGAAATCCGCTTTTGCGCCGTATTCTGCACTGACTGCGGTCAGCTTGTTAAGGCATTTTAGGATGATGTCTAAAACCTTTGTTTCACCGCCGTATGCCGCGCCGCCGTTATTATAATCAATGGTTTTTAGTCTTCCAAGCCCATCAGTAGCTTTTAATGTCAACAGATACCCAACTTCCAACGGCAAATCCTCCTGCTCTGCTAAATCAGGTAAAACATAGCCAATAAACTCTAATGTGCTGTTTTGCTCCAATTTCAACAAAAAGCGGCCTTCTGGTGCACCTGCTAAATCCAAAACAAAGTCATCCAGCGTTTGAGTATCAATCACAACCTTTGCCGAAAGCTCTGCGGCCATTACGGTATCAAAGCGACTATCTTCACCTGAAAGGTAATTAATCCGGCAATCTGTCAAAGTCACCTCATTCAGCACAAAGCTGCCCGACTGGTCTATGATAGTCAGGTCGTACTTCTGGGAAGTATATGCTGAATAGAATGTGCCTTTGAACCTTGCGCCCATTATCTGACCCTCGCTTTTGATTGTTGCGCCCTGTCAAGCACCAGCACCAAGTCTTGTCCTCTTACTTCGAATTGGCCAAACAGCCTTGTGCCGCCACCTCCAGCCATGTTTAGAAATTCGCCCATGCGTTCAAATGGTATAATTGCCTCTTTGCCGGATGGGTTATCACCTACCACCGCAAGCGTTTCGCCAGTTGTTACGCCGCCTCGCGCGAGCTTGGGAGGTGCTACCTTGTTAATGATGCCTCTAAATACGCTGCCCACAACAGCACCACCGGCAGCAGCTACAGCAACACCAAGGATGCCAAAGTTTTTAAAGGCATCAGCAGCCCAGGCCGCAATAGCTTCTTTGATTTTTGCGCTTATGAAATCCGAAGCAGCTTGTAAAACCGCGCGACCAACGGCACGCAAAACGTTTTGAATGGTAAGGCCACCCTGTTCGATTATACCTGCTGCTGAATCAAAAGCCGAAGCGATTACGCCCTGATAATCTGCAATCAGCTTTTGATTTTCGATGACAGGGTCTTGACTGGTTTTAAGATTTTGCAAAGCGGCGACAAGCGTTTCAACTGCCACGCTGTTCTCATCAAAGTTTTCGATTGCAGAAATTAAGGCCTGCTCGGTAATGCTTAATTTTTCTGCAAGGTCTTCTCCGGCGGTGCGTCCAAATACGCGAGTCTTAGCTTCCGATAAAGTAATTTGCCTGTCATATTCCGCAAGCGCAGCGCGCGTGGCTTCAATAGGTGATTGCACATCAGGAATGGCAGACAGCGTGCTGTTAAAACCCTCAACCGCTTTGCGTGAATCTCCAAATTTTTTGGTGATTGTTTTGGTAAGGCCTTCAATTAGTTTTTGATATTGGACGATGGTTGGCTCGCGTATAATAGGTGTTAAGTCTACGATTCCACCGCCGCCTCCGCCGTTTGGTTGATCTTCACCCTGCGGCCTTTTGCTTTCTTCAGTTGAAATTAGCGCAATAAGCGCATCTCGTTGTGCTTTTAAGTTATCGGTTGCCTTGCTTAAATTACTTGCATAGGTGTTTGTGTTTCTTGATGCTGCAACCGCGAGATTACCAAACGAAAGAAATGCGTTGCCAAGCTGTTGTAATATGGTAGGCTTAGCGGCCTCATCTACTTTCAAAAGCTGCCTTTCGATTTCAACCAGCTCATCCTTTGCAGCTTGAATTTTTGCCGTGCGAATAAGCTCATCGTTAAAAAGCTTTGCAGCTTCTTTGGCGGTCTTGTATTTGTCAGCGGATTTTGCTACCTCTCCAAAATATTGAGGCGAAATCGTGTTCAATTCCTTGATGATTTCAGCCTGCCGCTTTTTGGTGATGTTGTCTTTGTTAAGTTCTTCTACAAGCCTATTGACCTCAGTACGTTGTGCAATTGTGTTTTGCTTTGCGGTGTTTTGAATGCCCGCAAGTCTTGCAGTGGCAGCGGTCGCTCCATCAATTGAACGTTTGTATCTTTCAAATTCCTGCACAAACAAAACTACTGCCGCACTTATTGCCGCTATTGCGATGCCGATAGTGTTTAAGGCTAAAGCGTTTGCAGCTAATTTTGCAAACGTGCCGGTCAGTAATGTCAACCCTTGAGCCGCAATTGCCGAAATTTTAGCAATTGAACCTATTGCAAACAATACAGGGCCGATAGCAGTGACAAAAGCCGCAAATATTACAATCACCTTTTGCGTTGTCGGCGAAAGGCTTGCAAATCCATCTGCAATAGCATTTAAGGTATCGCCCAATGCGTTCAAGGCTTTTTCAACGCCCAAAGACCTGTTTATTGCTTCGCCAAAAGTAGCAAGTGCATTTCGCGTGCTGTCGCTTAGATTTTCAAAACCGTTTGCGAGACCGCCTGTAAGGTTTTGCGTTTGCGGCAAAGTAATTAAGGCTTGCGAAATTGCAGATACAAATTCACGGCCTGAAACGCCCATTTGGCGCACCTTTTCGATATTGGACGTGCCAAAGGCTTGCTCAAGTGCGCGGCCAATTAACGGCACGCGCTCCTGAAGCACGCCGTAATCCTCTTGCAGGATGCGGTTTTTGCTGATAATTTGCGTGAGCTGCCTTTGTACTTCTCCAAGCTCGGCAGCACCCCCTCCTGTGGCTGCTATGGCTGCTCCAAAGCCTTGCAAAGTTGATCGCGCCTCATCCGCGCTTAGGCCAACAGCTTGCAGGTTAGTTGAGCCTTGCACTGCTTCCTGAAATCCAAGTCCAGGGAGTTTAGCTACTTCCCGAAGTTTTACCAATTCTTGTTCGGCTGCAGTGGTTGAACCCATCACCGCACCTAAGCCTTTGGTAAATTTGTCCATTTGTGCAAAGGCCTGTAATGCAGCGCCCCCAACTGCTGCAAGTGGCAAAGTCAGGCGCGTGGTAAGCTGGCCTCCAACATCTTCCATCCGCTTGCCAAAATTACCTAATTGCCGTTCAACCTGTCGCAAGTTTCTTTGAAACTCGGACGTGTCCATTGAAAAAATTAGGTTAATCCGTGGCCCTGCCATAACTTACATTTTTAAGGCTCTAAGCCTGATTTTTTTCTTAGGTCTGCATCCCACTTTGCAAAGCGCTCGGCGCGTCGTTTTTCGCGCTCTGGATCTGCCTGCTTTGGCTTATTTTCCCAGGGAAATTTCATTAAGTCCGAAGGCTTCATACTGCTTCCCTTTTTTAAATGTGGTTGCAAAACCACATACCCAAGCCAGCGCGTTTGCTCCCATTGTGAGCGCTCAAAATCGGTATGCGCTTCAGCTTTGCCATCCAAAATTAGCATCAATTCTTTGAGCGTGCAAGTCCAGAAAACATTAGGCAAAATACTGTAAAACCCGCAAGCGTGGCGAAAAAGCGATTCGATGCTTATATCTTCGGCGCTTTTGTCTTTGCCTTCGCTTGCGCCTGACCGTTTCCCTGTGCCGGCATTGATGCAGTGAAAAGCTCTAAAGCTTGGTTAATGATTTCAGGATTGTCGTCCAGCATGTCTGCCACATCATCAGCCGTTAATGTAAAGTCTTTACCTGCCTTTCGCGCTCCATGTTTGAGGCCTAAATGAATCAAATTTATGACAGTGGTAAGCTGAAAGCGCTCCCCGATTGTCCCAAGCTCTGCAAGCTTTAGGCCTTCTGTGTCTAAAAATTCGGCAAGGGCTGCCATACCGTATGCAATCGGCAGCTCCTTACCGTTTACTTCAATTGTTTGAACTTGTTTCATTGGGTGAAATTGTTTTTAAGATTCAGTTCCCTGTGTAATTGCACCTCTTACGGTGAAGGTTGCAGAATACGTGCTGTTGTCGTTTACCGGCGCGCCAATTTCAAGGCTGGTACAAAGTACGGATGCTTCCCAATAAGGATGCGTTGGTGTGTCGTCTGTAAACCTGCACAGAAGCACCGTGCCGTTGTCCAAAGCCGTGAAAAGGTCGGTCACCTTTTCATTTGTCGTGTCGTAACTTACAAGGCCCTCGGCGGTCATTGTAGCCGACTTTTGCCCAGGCTCAAATGAAGTCCACTCTGCGACGTTGTCTTTTGTAATTGTTTGCCGTGTCTCCCGCGTTATGGATAGCGTGCAGGAGGTCGCTTCACCTATTGCTGTACCGCCTAAGTAAAATCTAAGGTCAGTACCATTCACAATTGTTGCCATCGCTTGTTATTTTTTAAAGTTGAAAAAATTGCGTTTATTTTTCTTTGGTTTTTCAGGCTCTATGTAGGCGGCTTGTTCATCGTCTTCAATCTGCAAAACTTCGTTGTCGGCCATGACGTAGTAGTTGTTTACGGTCATGGACTGCTTTTCTTCTTCCACCTTTGGCGTATAATCGCGGCGCGTTTGGTCGTCGTGAATCTTGGCAATTTTTGCATCCACCAAGCTCATGCCATATGAACGCGTAACGTCAGGCGTGTCGCCTTTTTGCCATTTGCCGTATGGCTTTAAGATTTCGATTATCATCGCGTAAGTTGTTTGTGGATTCGTTCAAAGGTTTTTCGCATTGCTTTTAAGACTTTTGTTTCGCTTCTGTTGTATGATGATTCCAGATATTTCTTTCTAAAATTGGTTGCACTTTTAGCAAGTGAAGAAGCGTAATATCCTGATGATGAATCTGGCATCCCTCCCAATATGCTGCCTGATGCTATTTTGCGAAGTCTGCGAGGCCCTAATTCCACATCGCCAATCTTTGTTCGAAATGCGTAAATGGAATTGGCAAGGTTGCCTTTTACTACTAATGCTTGGATGCCTTTGCCCCGAACGTAATAATAGAAGGGCTTTTGAACAACTACTTTTTTGCCGTTGTAGGTATAAACATAACGCTCTTTTTTCTTAGGAATAAAGCGCTTAGCGACGCGGCGAACAACCAAAGCACCGGAGCGCAAAATGCGCTGTTTTTGCTTTGGATTGCTGACTTTTGAAAGATACTCTTTCATGTACCTTTCAAAATTCGTTATGCCTGTTACCGTTATGCTCATCTGTTTACCCGTATAATATAGCCCTGAATAATTGCGTATATATGATTGTCAAAATCCATGTCGATGGATTGCTGATTTTCAAAAATGATTTGACTGATTTTTATGCCTTCGCTTGTGCCTTTAAATTGGTCTAAAGCATTTCGCACTTTTACAGCAATGTCTTGAGCTACGCTGTATGACTTTGCAAAAACCCTAATTTCAAAGTTTTCAGCATCCATTGGCGAAGCGCCATCCTTTGTGTCCGTTGGTGTAGTGTTTTCATGTGAGTAAACGATAAAAGGATAGGCGGCATCCTGTGTGGCCATGTCGGGATAAATACGCGTGCTGACTATTGCAGTTACGTTTGCATTGGTCGAAAGCAGCTTGTATATCGCCTTTCCTGTCATTT